ATATCGTCTAAGTTCTGGATCAGGTCTGAACGCCCACTCCCGAGGGAGTCCTGTTCAGTGAGCCAGCCGCTATCTCAGGTTTGCGGGACCGTGGAGCGAGGAGAGGCTGCCACCTCTCTTCACTCGGGCGTGCTGTCCACGGTGAGGCGTGGGTACAGCGCGATTGTTGGTGTGATGTTGACTTTGTTGACAGTTAGTCCGTAGTCCACCTCGAGTACTCTGGCCAATGCAGCATTGCCAATTTGTTCTTCGAAGTCCACGGTGCCTAGGGCTTGAACTTCTGCGACGAATGCGGTATCCAGCGAGTACCTCCTGCAGGTCTCAGTATCGGTGAAATCCACGGGGGGCGTTGCTAGATGGCGGTCGCGTAGGAGCAGGTCCACGGCTTTCTGTATGGGCTTCGAGGGTTTGTTGGGCACTCTGGCGCGCATGGCGGTGAGTAAGGGGAACTTGGATCCGGTGTACAATCCATTAAGCAGGGCGTGCTGGAATTGCTGTGCGCGTGGCTTAATGGCGCCGCGCCCGGGCAGATCTTTCTTGCATGCCCCAGACAACCTCAACAGCACTCCTAGATTGAGCATCGGACGGTACACACCGGTGACATCTTGGATCGGGGAGTGTTTGAGGAATTGGAGTTGTTCTGGTCTGTCACACGTGTCGAGAGTGACGATGTATCCGGCGGACCTCGCCCCGGCTATTATGGCAGCGCCAACTTGTGCCGCCGTCGGGTTGGGGCCGAGGGCGAGTACAGCGGTGATTGCAGCGACAGCGATACCGAGGTTGGCGAGGTTGTTGATGGCTGTTGTTATGGTGCTACCAGAATACAGTCGCGGGGATAGTGGTTTGATGACGACTTTTGCTCCCCGATTGGCCACGCTGCGGATCGCGAGCTGGTAAGTGCATTGCTCCACTAGCACTCGCATGTCATCCTTGCAATGTTCCGGCACGACGGCTACGAGAGCGTCGAAAAGAGCGGTCGTGTGTGAGGCGTCGCATGACGAGATGTCAAGGTTGTAACGGTACACGATCGCTCCTACTCGCACCGCTAGGCAGGCGTCATCGGAGAAGTAGCAATAGTAGAACTTACCGGGGGGGCTGATGAGCTTGGTGAACACTTCTTGCATTGTTGTGGGTGAGGGGTCCTTGATGAACTGCACCTCCCCGCCATAAACACGGTAGGTGACAGTGGATTGCGCGGTCTTGAGCATTTCGGTGAGGCGAAATCCTTGTAGGGATGCTGCAACTGACAAATCCACGATCATCCGGGGCTTCTTTCCGGGTTTGGCGTACTCTTCCGTCTTCATCTTCCCCTCTGCAACTGGCTGCCCGCGGAATGTGCGGCTCCAGTGCCTAAGGTTTATGGTACCGGTGTCCACGAGTTCCTTGTAGGCGCGCATCCTCAACTCGCGTTTCGGGTGCGGGTCAGCGTGGTGCACTCTTGCCTCTTCTCGCATGCCCATGTATGTCTCGAAGTACGGGGCATAGAGTTGGCTTAAGGAGTAGAGGTGTGGCGCCATCACCACACGGAAGTGGTGGTCATTGGCCAGCTGAAGTAGGGGTTCAGATGCGGGGTTATCGGGTTCGCGGGAACCTGTGAGTCGACGTAGTGATAGTGACAGGTTGTGGTCATTTCGCGCGTAGATGACTCCGGAGTGGGGTATACCGTATCCGAAGTGAGTCCTGTAAAATTTGTCATCCCTGTGTGGCAGCACAGGGGTGGGGAATTGGAGGACTCCATTTTTGAAGTACTGACCACCTGCAACCACTTTGAAGCGGTGGTTGTAGCGGTACTTCTCTAACACGGAAGCTGTGACCGTCACCTGTCGCCACACGCCACACCACTCGCGGTCGAAAGTGGTGCAGTGGCAACCTGAAAACACGGCACGGTGCGTGGGCGGGAGACAGTGGCGGCTGTGGCATGCGCCAGCATGGAGCGTATGGTCAAGAAATTGTGGAAGGCGTGCAGAGTCGCCTCGAATATATTCCTGTCAGTGCTCCATGCGAGTTGGGCCGCGGGGCCTCCTACGTTCGCAGCAAGTGTGCGTATCTGTCCCAAGTTGTTGATGCCCTTGCCCTCACGATCAATGCCGTTCATGTACGTGGTGTCGAGGGCGTTCACGAGGGCCAGATATAGGGTGGGGTAGTATTTGACGTCCGAATACGATCGATACCCTGCCTCGAGCAACAATTGCACAACGTCTCGCTTGACCCCGCGCGTCCACCGCAGATGTGGACTCCAGAAGAGGTTGTAGTGCCTGACAGATGCGTCAGTGATGAGACTTTGCGCAAGCAGGTGAGCACCCTGAATGCTGGGATCGTTTGCGGTTGCCATTTGGGCCTCCTGGGGGTCAACTATGTGGGTCATGAGATCGAATATGACGTCACCGAGCCCCCGCCACTGTGATTTTGGCGTCGGCTGGGCTGCCCGGAATACGCGGACACGCTCCCAATGGGCAAACCCTTCTCCCTGATCCTCGGGTGGTGGTGGTGGCAGGGGCTTTCCGAAGAGGCGGTTGAAGCGAAGCCCTCGGTTTGGAGGCAAGATGGGCAGGCGCGGCGCCCTTGGCGCATAGATCCCCAAGCCGTGGTACGGTTCTGCCGGGATTTGCGCGGGCTCGTCAGCGTACAGGCAGTCAAGTTCGAACTCCTTATCCCAGTCGAGCCACGTCGGCAACTTAGGCTCTTTCTTGGTTATCCAATCCAGGGGGGGGAATCTGATGCACCACGGTACTGAGTGCGTCAATTGGCAGTCTTCGTCGGGACATACGGCGTCGTTGGGGCACATCGGCCCG